CTACGTTATGCATACAGTAGGATACAGTGCCTAATATTCAAAGGTTTGGATGGGGGATGAAGAATACAGTGTCTATTATACTGTAGTAAAGAGGAGGGAAGAGAGCTTGTCTCGATTCCCTCCCGTCGGGGGTTGGGTCCACCCTTCCCTTCCCCCTTATACATGTCGGGTTAAACCTTAAATCTTTCTAAATCCAGTTAGGGACTGAGTTTTTGGTCTTTCCTCTAGCTTGTCGTTTTTGGTCTAAATTCATACCTAAAACGAGGTGGTTTGTCTCCGATTGTGGGTCGTCTATAAAGGCTACTAGCATGTCGTTCCACTCGTCTCTTTTACGTTGTTTAACGACTTCCATAGCCGATATACCCATAGCATCTGTGAAGTATTGTACTCCTTGTGCTAGTGCGTCTAATCTGTCGTCGTGTCGGACTGCGCCTTTTTCCCGACACATCCGGCTCATCTGATAGAAGAGCATATAGAGGAGACGCTTCTCTGAAGCTTCGTCTTTATTTGAGTTGTAGTCCCATTCGACCACAGAACGGTCAACAATAAGGCGATGTTGATTAAGGACAGGCTCAAGGGCATCAATAATACGGTCTTCTTTTCTGACATTTGCTCGTACTTCTTCTACGTCTATACCTTGTTGTGTCTGTTGAATATGCTTTTTAAAGAGTTCTGCAACAAGACCATCACCAAAGTTAGTCTCAACAACTAGTTTAGTTACTCCAAACTTTTTACAGCCGATCAGAATGTCCAGAAGCGTATTGTCTGAGTATCCGTCTCGGTAAGCTCGCATTTCGTGCAAGTACAAATAACCGTTTCGTTGGGAGATATAAGCTGCTGTCGTTTCATCTGCGCCACGACCCGACGGGTCAACTGAGCAGATTGTTTCTTGGTAAGGACCCCATTCACCTTGGAGCTGCATTGGAGAGTAGAAATAGTCTCCAGGTAACCCAACAGTGGGGAGTTCTTTGATGACATTTCTAGGATCGCTGCACCAGATGATGTCATCAGGAGCGGACTTAGGATTAACACTGGTGACGACAAGATCAGCCATCTTGAGTGGGAATTTTTCAGCGTCGCTAAGGCTTGTGTCGAGCATGAACTGCAGCATGAAGTTGCTGCGTCCCATAGATGCTTCACGTTCGATAAGATCTTCATGACTAAATCTATCCGGGTCAGTTACGCTCCACGGATCGGCACCCATGTCGATGTCTTCCTGAAGCTGCGGTGCAATTAGCCCTTCGTAGTTAGCCAGTTTGCGAGGAACACGAGCTGGCCAAACAAAGGGGCGGTAGTTACGTTCGGCAAGTTTACGATAAATAGTAAAGGTTGTCTGAGGTGTTCCCAAGTACATAATACGGGAATCCTCTTTAGGTGTGAGAATTGACTCAGCCTCTGTACAGAGTTGCAACAATTTCTCACGCATCATTTCAGTCATAGAGTTGCCAGGCACCTCCACGTCGTCTAGGATCATCAGGTCTGCACGAGAACCGGTCAACTGACCAGTAATACCAACAGACTTGACACTAGGAGCTTGACTAGGACTACAGGCAACATCAAACGAAATGCGGCTCCAACGAGCGTCGTCATTTTTAGGTCGAAGATGTTTTAACCAGGGTGTTTCAATAATAAGCTTTTGAAGGAAGATACTCATGTTGTCTGCACGCTCTTTAGAAGCGGAGATAATCATAATCTTCTTTTCAGGATTATTGAATAAAGTCCAGAGCACAAAAGCGCCAGTAATCCAGCTTTTACCGACACCACGAAACGCCTGAATCTGTAGACGTTTAGGACCGTGCTGCAGATAATCTGCAATGGCATATTGTGCTCTGGTAGGTTCTGGCAAGTCTAGTTCCGACCACAGGGCTTGTAGAAATACTTTAAAATCGCCCTGAAGGGCTTCTAGGACATTGCTCATAGGGTGTTAAAGTCGTTCGTGTGCAGTAGGTATAGTGCGAATAATACCGCCAGGACCGTAGCCTTCTTGAGAAGGGGGCATAATATCTGTAGTAGGACCACCAATAGTTTGAATTCCCATAGGTGAACCACTACTAAAACGTCGTCCAGTAGGTTTGTTAATTTTATTGATCAGCTGTCGTACCTGTTCTATAAGAGGTTCATACTGCCAGTTACCGCCAACTTTAGCACCTTTAGCACTATTTAGTTCGGGATCCATCAGTTTTAAATTCCACGGAGCATTAGTAGGTCCGCCTTTAGAAACCGGATAAACATGGTCAACATCTAAATTTCGTTTTGAAGCTTCTTCATAGATATTGTTAACCATCATCTGTTCGGCAGACGATAACTTAACAGTTTGCCTACCTTCTGCTATGCGGCGTTTAGCTTCTTTAGCTACACGCTCACTAGAGTGTTTAATTTGAAATCCAGAAGAACTACGAGCCCGTTGAAAAGTATATTTTTTACCATTGTATTCAAACTGAGCTGAAACTCGTTTAGCATCTGGATTATCTTCTTTTCTTTGTAAATAATCAAACAGTTGTTGTTGAAAAACAGAATCTGGAACTTCTCCCAGATGCATATGTTCTTGTGGCATCACTTAATGTGTGATAAAATCAGTTGTTCTCTACCCGGATTGCAGCCAAACGTAGCTCGCATCCAGGATAACCAGTTGCTAGTCCCCTTCTCTTGATTACATTTCCGGCAGGATGGAACCAAATTTCTCGTGATTGTTTGTCCCCCAAAATAACGAGGCACAACGTGATCCAAAGTAAGTTCATGTAATTCATAATGTTCTCCACAGTAAACACATTGACAATTAAAATGCTCCTTAATAGCGCGACGCCACAAACGTTTAGCTTCAGGACTTGTCATGGTTATGAGGTTGTAAATGTAGTGATCAGGGGTAGGCAACAGCGGTGTCATGCGTACTTCTTACCAGTTCTTGGTCTACGGCGATTGCTTGACGGTGTTTCAAGTTTTCCTTTACCTTTACCGGTGTGGGAAGCATCTTTACCATCTCCATTGCCATAAGTTCCAAGTTTGCGATTAAGTTTGTTAGCAGCTGTACGGATTTTAAGACCTTTATTAGTCTTGTTGTACTTTTTTTGCTGCGTTAACCGCCTACGCCGTGCGTCTGGGTTAGATTTGTAGTAATCAGAAGTTTTTCGAGCCATACAGCCTCTTTTGTACCATTTCAGGGTCGATCTTGGGCATGACTGTCGCCAGCTTATCCAATGGGTTGCCCTCCATTGCAACACCGCTAATGTCATTTTTGGCTAGCCAATCACACGCCGCCTTAAGGTCTTGCGTAGTGGCTTCACCAGATTTAATTCTCTGAAGGAACTCAGAAGTAACAAGGTTGTGAAGCTCGTTAAACTGATCCTCAGTTGCTTTTTTCTTCATTTGTCAAAGACACAATAGGTACAATGTCGTGACACAATACCTCTACACGGGATCCAGGTCTAAACGTAAAGCCAGCCTTCATGATCTCCGTACATTTTAAAGCTCTTACAAGTTCATAGTCGAGACGTAATTTCTCTTCGTGTCGTTTAGCAATAGCTTTACACTGCTCAATCATCCCACCATCCAAAGGAACGGAAAAGTTGAGCTGTGCACCGTAGTTGTTATTACGGGTGTAGCCTTGAGGCAACGTATCGTTCCCCATGTAAAACGGGGAGAACGTCATCGTTGTACCGTTACAAGAATTACCCCCAGTAAACTGTTGTCTACTAGGGGCACCGTTATTCTGGAATTGTACAGCTTGATTTGTTACGTTACCTGTAGCAGCCGCAATAGGCGATGCATTGTTACTAACTGTTGGTTCTTCTGCTTTAACCGGAGTTACTGCGAGAAGACAGAAAGCGAGGTAGTAGTAGAGGTAGTTTCGATGTCGCGGGTGATGTCGATTGTTTCGATGATTCCCGCTGCTCGTGTCACAGTCTCCAGTTGAAACTGTTCGCCAGCTGTGGTCACCGACCAAGTAGTTGAGGAATCGGTGATGTCCCCACTTGGGGTTACGTTTGTTCCAGACCATGATGAGTATGCACCACCGTAAACCTCAGTTGCAATGGTCTCAGTGATGGTTTGTGTGGTGGTAGTAG